TAATCGCCATAATGCAGTTATCGTTATCGTATCCGTAGTTATGGCGTAGGGTTGCCGTTATCGTTCGGAAGCGTGTTTTGTCGTATGCTGCTAATTGTGTAAGCACCTCCTCCGTAAACTTGTCCTTGGCTTTCTTGCGTACTATCCAATGCTTGGAAGCGTAGAACTGATTAAGGGATGGTACTTTGGATAGCGTTACTTTAATCTCGATATCCGCAACGGGCTGCGAACTCCGGGTCGAGCTTGTAGACTTCTTTGAGGAGGGTTTGTTCCTGCTCCTTGGCGTAGGCACGGCTTTTGTCATCGCAATTAGCGAAAAGAATCGCAACCTCCGACAGAATCGTATCTATCTGCCTCTTTGTTTCCGGGTTGGTATAATACGGCATAATCTTCGAGCTGTTTGAGTTCACGTTGTAGGTGGATTATTGCTTTGGTAATATCTTGCTCGGCAGGATTGCCGTCCTTCTTTCCAGCACGAAGCAGGTAGGCGATTGCCACGCCGAGGTTGTAATTATCGTGGGCAAAGTCCTGCACCACGTCAAACGCCTCGATGCCTTTGAACTTGCCAATGTAGTAATCAGGCGTCCCAGTAGATAAATACTTGGTGGAATCCTTGGTGCTCATTGGTTAAAGGTTTTTTTTCCTTGCTCCCAGGTGTTGTATTTTCTAACGGCTGCGGATTCGTTTTCGCTTCTGGGGTAGTCGCAGAATCCGAAGTGGTTAAGGAATGCGTTGGTGTAGTCATTGGGAATTTGTTTCAATTCCATTGCAAGATACTTCTTGCGTCGGTCGTTTCTTTCTGTTGCCATATTGCAAACCTAAAAAAGAAAACGATAGGTGTAACCAATGTATATAACTAAAAAGTTTTCAACATTTGTCGGGCGTATGCGCCCAATGCTTATTTTTTACAACTTAGTTAAGTTAACTAACTATATAACTAACTAACTATATAACTAAATATCTAACTAACTATCAAGTTAACTAACTAACTTAGTTAAGTAGTAAAATTAAAAATAAAAGAAAATTTGCGTTTACACGCATTTTATTAGTCAAGTGGTACAATCTATCCAATTTAGATAGATAATGCGTTAGAACGCACCTAAAGCACCTCTATTGCCTTATTAGGACTATAAGCAGCATACCAACTGCAAACAGCATTAGGTATTTCTCCCAATCACCTTTTCCCTTGGTCGCAATCTTGGTGTTAATGTACTTGGTTACTTGCACCGTATCCGGCAAGCACGTCGCTTGCAATCGGATGGTATCAAAGTTTCTAACAATCTTAATCCGAATGTTGTCCTTTTGAACAACTACGGTATCTACATTGTTTAGCGTGAGCGTATCCCATAAGTTACGTTCCTTGGTTACAATCGTTGTATCCCACTTCGTTTGCCAAACATTAGCACCTTTCTTTACGGCTTTACGCAAATGGTATTCAGCAGAGCAACTACCCAGAACAAGACTCGCAATCAGGATTATCAATGCTGCAAGCAGGGGGTGTGGGTATTTCTTCAAGCTCATTTAACCAGTCGTTAAAATTGGACGTATTTTGTTTTTCCACCTTTCTTAATTGCTTTTAATACTTCTCCTTTGTTGTTATTAGCGTCGTAGGCGACGTGAATCCACTTCGGTTGAGCATCTGTACCAAATTCCCAAATAAGTTGCTTAAACGGCAAATTCTTACGTATGTACTTAAATACCGTAGCCATATCCTCGCATTGAATATCCGCAGCTCTACCGTGTACGTGGTCGGATGTTGCACTACCGCCTACCGCAGAGTTTACTCCTGGTGAACGATAACCACTTGTTACGTTTATTACTCCAAACTTATCCCGTACCGGTTGCAGGACTTTCTGCACCAATAGTTTTAGATTGCGGATTTCTTCTTGGCTTGGATTGTTGGGCAAACCGGTATCCGTATCCGTAAGCTCGGCAAGTGTAAAGTTCCTTGAAAGTAGCATAAGTATAGTATTTTGTGCCTTTTAATACAAGTTAACTCGGATATTTTCCGAATTACCGCCCTTGGCCTCGATACGGTTTACTCGTCGACTTTTTGTTTTGGCTTTTTGTGTGCCGTCCGAGTTTTCTTTTGGACTTCTTGATTTTGGTTGTCTCCTGCTGCTTCGCCATCTTTGCTCATCATTAACGCAAACCCACCCATAATAAACGCACTAAACTCCGTTAGCGAGGCTTTCTCAAACCAAACGAGGATACCCCCGAATGAAATCAAGATAAGCCCTATAACGGTAGTTTTTGGATTACGGAAGATTCTACTTATCATTTTTAATATCTCGGTTCCAACGCCACAACGTGTACACGAAAGAGGTTGCCATTACAAACAACCCCGCTATCTGATGCACCTCGGCAATCGTTAATCCTCCAACGGCTAAACTCCAAGAGGTCGCTACGGCACTTGAGCTATCTGCTTTCATTGTTCGATTGGTGCTGGAGGTTGACAGTATGCTGCTTCGGGATTCGCTACACAAAACGCTTGGGCGTACTCGGTATCTAACGTATAACCAAAAGAATTAACCCCGACAGGGTTAGGCCATACCAACGCACTATCGTAAGCAGCAAGAGCCGTATCCTGCCAAACGATGTCAATGGCGTAGAGTGGGTCTGTTGCTTCGCATACTTGCATACCCTCGGCATCGGTTCCCCATTGCGTACATAGGTGGCCAATTTCTACTACGCAAGAAACGAGGTCTTGATTCCAGATAAGCTCTGTACCTTCTGGTGTTGTTACTTCTTTTTGTATTGCTGCTTTGGATGTTGCCCAGTCAGCAAAGGCGTATTTTCTAAAGTGTTGCATCGTATCTTGATTTTACAAACTGGTCAACTCGGCAAGCTCCGAATTTGTTAGGCGTGTCTTGAATAGTAAATATTGGTTGACTGCTGATTTTTCCATATAAGTGCCGCCAGAAGCATAATCTATTAAATTAACGCTATTACAAGTAGGGACTGTTCCGCTTGTATCGGTTGCAATCTGAACTCCATTGATATAGTAAACAAAATCGTTTGCTTTGTAGGCAATAGCCACCTTATAGTTTCCTTGCGCCAATGCGGTTGGGCTAAATAAATTTACTTGGGTTCCCGAATTATCTACAAATGCTTGTAAAAAATTAGTAGAATTTACGTAAAAATAAATGCCATTTGCTGGACTTGAACTATTGTAAATCTGACCTATTACGTAATCTTGATTAGTGGTTTGCAAATTAAAATCCAAGAAAACAGTCCCCTCCGTCTGCCCAATTAGTGAGCTTATCCCCGTCTTACTGCAAGCGTCTGCCCCACGTGTTGCGGATGCTGCAAGGGTTGGTATGTAGGATGTTGTGTAGGATGCTGCAAGTTCGGTTTGCGCTCCGTAAAAAAGCACCCCACTTGTGCCGTCACCCGTATAGGTTTCAATGCCAACTGAACCAGAAGTACGCAAAGCATAATAAATTTGAGTGCTTGCGGTTTTATTTATGATTACCGAACACCTATACCACCCGTTGCCGTAGTTTTCAATGCTTGCGCTAACTGCCGTAACTGCAGCCACCGTTCCAGTTTGTAGGTCAAACGTAGCACCACCAGCACCAGTCGGTTCAAGGGCGCAAATGTATCTACGGCCAGCATCTTTTGCAAAAAACGATACCGCATTATTACCGCTAAATGAAGCCACAACTCCGTAAAACTCGTGGCGTGCGCTTGCGGCAGTTTCTACAACCTTGTCGGCATTTGTATATCCATCGGGCGAGGTAGCATTATTTGCTGAAACCGTTACCGCACTTAACCCCCAAGCAGCGTTATTAATTTGCTCGCTGAAAGTTTGGCTATTCGTCCGCTGCGGCTCCAGCAACAAGCGGGGGCAAGTGCTACCTAAATAGTCAAGGCGGGGTACGTTAGCAACGGGGCCAACACTTACCGCTGCGGTGGTGGTGGGGATGTAGGGTGTTGCGATGTCGCCTGTTTCAAGTTGTGCTCCCCAAATAAAGACGCCATCTCCAGCCGTAATAGTCGCACCGCCAAGTGCATTGCCAAGATTCAAATATAAACTTTGAGTAAATCCTCCAGCAAAAGAAACGGAAACGCTGCACCGATACCAGCCATTGGCTAAACTTACAATATTAGCAGTAGCACCACCGAGAACACTGCTTACGCTACCGCTACCAGTTAGCGTAAATGTCGCTTGGCTGCTAAAATCTACACCATACATTCTAACTACGTTTAACTCGGCAGACTTTACAAAAATTGAATTAGTGTAAATTCCAGCCGACAAAGATTCACCCCTCTGTATCCTTCGGTCAGTTCCCGTAGTTGTGGCGGTTAATTTTTCTGCGGTCGTAGTGCCATCGGGGGCAGTTGTGGCGTTAGTGGCTATGGTAGCATTACCTAAAGACCAATAAGCATTTTCAAAAGTTTGACTTTGTAAAAACAAATTAGTCCGCACCTTCTCAATCAATCCCGCAGAATTTACACGGGTAGCCGTATCCCCTGTGCGGGTGAACGCTAAATCACCGCTGCCGTCTGTCGGTTTTTCAGCATATACCTTGCTCGTCTTATAGCCGCTTGGAATTACTACCAAACTGGCATCGTCGTAAAATGAACTCATCAGTTAAAATTTAAGGCGTCAATTGCATTTACCAAACACTCGTACCCTTCGGTGGTTCCGCTATCGGCGGCTACACGAGCAACATACGCATCCGCATAAATGTATGCGTTACCAAAGCAAGTAGGTACGTCTCCTATTGCCCTCGTATTGTAATCTTCGTCTCCCCAACTTGAGGAGCAGTAGATATTACCCCACCCGATGCTATTTGCCATTTTCCAGGTATTTTTTTAATTTAATTAGATTCTCGCTCTTTACCTTATAGCACCCACGAGGCCGGGCGGGAATCTCGGTCGGGGTAGATATCTTCGTTGACGTTTTCATTGTACTCTGGGAACAAGGATTGGTTGAAGCTCATATAGTCGATAAAACGCTCCGTGTAGTATTTTGCGATGGTGCGTTCCTTTTCAACTAAATAATCAATTTCGATTTTCTCTGCATTAACGGAGTTTTCGCTCGTGTGCTTGTACACACCTCCGTTGGCTACCGTGTAAGCAGCAAACGGCAAGTATTCCACCAATGCCCAATGGATAAGCATTGGTTGTAAATAAGTTGTAACGAGTGATAGGTACGGATTTGCTAACGTGTTAGCCAAAATATCGTCCGAGATACGCTCATACAATTTTGTTCCAGTATAGTTCTGTAAATGAATATCTTGAGCAATAGAAATAAACATTAGGAACTTGTCTGTGTCCACGTTGCCAGAAATCACCGTATTCCTAACGATGTCTTCCCGTTTAATCCAAAGAGCCTTCATATCCTTGAAATGTTATAAATGTTTTCAGTTTTTCCGGCCATCATATAAGAAATGTGTGATTGGCTAATTCCCAACTCTTTGGCGCAAGCGGTAGCACTATTAAATTCTTTATCTAAATAACCACAATAAACTTTTGATGCATTATGCGGGATTTTGCCGAACATACCATTGCCACAACCTTTACGTGCCTCTGATGTTTTCAATCTCGCCTGCTCTGATTTTTTTTTGCCAAGCGCAGAGTTTCTCATTTTCTCCCTTGTTTCTTTTGAAGGGAAAAAGTTTAATGTTCCATCTCCGCCGTCAGTCATATTAACCAATCTGCCAGTTCCTAAATCGAACCTTCCGTACTCTTGAATCATTAAAGTTTCAAGTTCACAAGCAGTAGCCCAATCTAAATCACGGGCAACAATTTCCACGTCTACGCCAGTCCGTTTCTTGATGCCTTTCCAAACATTACTTCTATTCCTAAAGTCAAAAGCACGAGAATCTCCCTTCCCGATTCCGACATAGAACACCTCGTTCTTGTCCTTTCTCCAATGGCGATATACAATAGCCATTATTTACGAGGTTTTAAGAATCCTTCATTGGGCATATCTACCGGACGCTTTGCAACCTTTGGGTTATTCGTCTCTGGCTTGACGCCTGCCTTACGAGCTTGGTTTACCGATACG